TATCAATTCTGTTTCAGTAAGAATTGATAGTATCGCTTCCATTTGATCATCAGAATCATTCATACTGATGATTCTATCAACGTCTTCGTCTATTCTGTTTGGATTTTCCATAAGGTTTGATACCCAAGTCTTCTTCCGTTATTATTTTGAATTCAACTCCATTATCTTTTGCAAACTCTTCAGCGTATTTCCACTTTGCTTGATTCACTGCATATTGAGTTGATTCGTAGATATAAGATTTTGTTACTCTTGAGGGTTTCTTTGGTGGTTGTGTCTGTTTCTTGGGTTTTACTTCAATAATGTACTTTTTGATTTTTCCATCTTGTTCCTTAACTTCACAGATGAAATCAGGATAATAACGATGTACCTTCCCATCAGTGGGTTTTATGTAAGGAATACTGAACTCTTCTGATGCCCAAGATAGTACATTTTCATTCAAATCACACCACCTGCAGAAATGTCTTTCCCAAGAACTTCTACACACTATATTATTTGGATTCCCTTTATACTTTTTTGGATTGGATGGTTTATAAAGAGATTTACAAGATTCACCCATAAATACAAGAAATGTCCCAAAAAGTATTTAGATGGCGGGTCCAACTCCCAGAGGCATAAGGAATTCCGAGTTAAAGAGTAGAATTCTTCATGTTGCACAACAATCTGTTTATCAGGTAAAACTTCAACCACCTGCTAAGGTAGTTGCTTATCTGAATTCTGGTAGCAGAGCATTAAATTATGCTCAGAGTGGTGAAGATGTTGAATTGATGTGTTCTGATGTTCAACTTCCTGGAAGTGATTTGATTACTCATGATGTGACAAATGATTACGCTGGTGTTGATGAGAAATTAGCTTATCGACGTTCTTATACTAATGTTGCTTTTACCTTTATGGTAAATCGTCGTTATGATGTAATTGAAATGTTTGATGGGTGGATTGATTACATTTCTGGAATGTCCGCAGATCAAACTCAGTTCGCTAATCGATATGCATCATATCGAGTTGCATATCCAAATGATTATCGTTCTGATGGTGTTTATATCACTAAGTTTGAGAAAGATGTTGGATCGGATAATGCATCTTCTTACACCGATCGAATGGCAATCGAATATAATTTCATCGGAGCTTATCCCATTAGTATTAATCCAACAGCTGTTGGTTATGGAAACAAAGATGTGTTAAAATATACTGTGAATATGAACTTCATTCGTTACGTTAGAAGGCGTTATCAGACCTCCTAAATAATTTTACTGAATTGATTACTAATGCCATTACCCAAGATTGCGACGCCAACTTATGAGTTGGTATTACCTTCAACAAAAAAGCCGATTCAATATAGACCATTTTTAGTTAAAGAAGAAAAACTTTTAGTTCTGGCACTGGAAACTGAAGATACCAAACAGATCACAAATGCAATTAAGGGTGTTCTCAAAAGTTGCATTTTGACTAGAGGAATTAAAGTTGAGAAACTTCCTACTTTTGATATTGAATATTTGTTTTTGAATATTCGTGGTAAATCCGTTGGTGAAGAAGTTGAAGTTGTTATTAATGCACCTGATGATGGCGTAACACCAATCACAATCACAATCAATCTGGATGAGATCCAAGTTCAAGAGGATCCAGAACACAATAAACAGATTAGGTTGAATGATGAATTGATGATGGAAATGTCTTATCCATCACTTGATCAGTTTATCAAGAACAATTTTGATTTTGGTGCTGGTGCAAACATCGATCAATCATTTGAATTGATTGCAAGTTGCATTGATAAAATTTACAGTGAAGATGAAGTTTGGACAACATCGGATGTAAGTAAGAAAGAAGTGATTGAGTTTTTGGAACAGATGAATTCTGTTCAATTCAAAGAGATTGAAAGGTTCTTTGAGACAATGCCAAAACTCGCTCACACCATTGAAGTTGTAAATCCCAAAACACAAGTTGAAAGCACTGTGGTGCTGGAGGGTCTCTCAAGTTTTTTCGTGTAAGTATGGTACACATGGACCTGGAGCATTATTTCAAACTGAATTTTGCTCTCATGCAGTACCATAAATATTCTTTGACAGAAATTGAGAATATGATTCCTTGGGAACGTGATGTTTATGTCACACTTCTTCAACAACATCTTGAAGAGGAAGAACAAAAAATGAAGGCAAGAAATGGCTAACGACCCGAAGCAAACTCAATCAGCTCTTGCTCTTTATGAACCAAATAAAGAGAAGCAGGAAGAGATTGCCTCGGATGAAATTGATGAAGTCATTGCTCGAGCTTTAGGTTTAGAAGATACTTCAGATATTGATTATGAAACTTATAAGACTCTTTTGAGAGAGAAGATGGCTTCTGGTCGAATGACTGGAAGTGAGATGTCATCGGAAGAGACAGAACTTTTCACCAATGAATACAAAAGAGTAAAGGGAAAGACTGGAAGATTTGTTGTAAGAGTTTCTGGTACAAATTTTGATAAAGTTGTCAATCGACCCAGAACACGATCCATTGGATCTGCCATGGGAGCCATCATTCGTGTTGGTAATCAAGAGGAACAAGAGGAAGAAGAAAAGGAACAAGTAATTCAAAGTATTCCTGATAGTTTTGTAAAAATTGCTGCAGCATTAGATTCCATCAATGCTGTTTTAGAAAGACAACTTGCAATTGATCAAAAAACTGCTGATGCTGAAAACAAAGCAGCTCTTGATGCTCAGAGAGCAGCAAAAGAAAAAGAAAAAGAGAAAAAGAAACCATCTTTTAGTTTGGGTGGAATGCTCGGTGGAATCGTCAAAAAGATTCCATTTTTAGATAGAATTAAGACATATCTTACAAACGTTGCAGTTGGTAGTGCAGTTCTTGCATTTGTAAAGTGGCTTGAAGATCCAGCGAATCAGAGAAGGATAGACGAATTTTCAAACTTTATGACAAAGACTCTACCAATTATTTTTGGTGGATTGTTGGCTTTACTTGCCCTTGATATTGGTGCTAAACTTTTAACCGCTCTTGGAGCACTTAAAGGTTTATTTGCTTTTCTAACAAGTCCCTTATTCTTATTATCACTCACTGGAATTGCAGTTGGACAAACAGCAAAACAACAATATGAAACAGATCTGAATCGATTACAACAACAAAACCTTGAAGAAGATCAGATAAGAGAAGCTCAGGGATTACCTCCACTCACAGAAAGAGAAAAACAATCACGAGAAGTTTTTGATGAAATAGAAGCAACTGCTCCAGCAATGGCTGCAGCTACTGGTCAGGACCCAGCAGCTGCTCAAGCTGGTGCTATGTTTGGTAATTGGCTTACTGGTTTATTCAGAGGTGGTGAAAAGCAATATGCTGATAATGAACTAGGAAGAGCTGAAAAAGAAAAAGATAGAGTTTCTGGAGAGATCAAGAAAACAGAAATTTATATCGATAAACTTACAAAGATGCTTGAAGATCCAGCAGTTAAGGGTGGGTTCAGATCAAACACGGAAGCTTCGCTTGAAAGGGCTCAAGAAAAACTTAGCAAGTTACAAAATGATTTAAAATATGCTGAATCGAGAATGGAAGAGTTTACTCCTGAGGCAGCTCCAACTTCTCAGGAAATTCAAAAACAGATTCTTGATTCAACTAAAAAAGGAGGATTGTATGAGGGATATGATCCATCGAAATTACAATGGAATTCTGATCTGGGAATACCAGAACTCAAAACACCATCAGTTGATCTCCAATCTGTTGCAAAACCTGATCAAACAGTCAAACCAAAACTTGCTGAAAAGGGACTTCCAGATGCACCAGTAGTTGATTTTTCACCAGAGTTCATGAAGATGGAAGTTAGTCCAGAATCTAGAAGAATTCAACAAGAACTCTTTAACAATCCACCAAAACCTCAAGAGGTTTCTGTGATTCCTCTTCCACTTGGTGGATCTAAACCAAAACCTGTGGCCTCATCATCAGCAAATCAAAAGATTCCACCATCAATCAGTCCTTCTGATCCAAATGATTTGACTCCTTTGATGACGAGATCACTCTATAACGCGGTGGGTTAATCATGGCAATCGCAGGACTTGCAGCTGGATTGGCAAAAGGATTGTTGCCATCGGGAAAAACACCAGAAAAGAAAGTATCTGGAAGTAATGTTGCACAAAAACTTCTTGGGAAACAGGAAAAGGAAGATCAAACAACTCCCTCTTCTCCTAAGGTGCCAAATCCAGTGGTGGTTAACGCACCAAAAATTAACTTTGATAAGATTTTCGGAAAGTTAGATAAACCAAAGAAAGAAGGTGTTTCTCCAATTCAAGCATCTTTCTCAGATTTGAATAACTCGATTCAAAATTTGATTACCACTTTGAAGAAAGGAGTTGAGTTTAAACAAAAGAATCAAGAGGAAAAGAATAAGAGAAGACTGAATTTACTTCGAGGAATAAGAGAGGCAACTCTTGAGTCTGCTCGTCGTGTGGGATCATTTGCAAAAGGAGCAGTTGATAAGATTCCATTCTTAGATAGAGTAATGACATATCTCAAGAATGTTCTTCTTGGATCAATATTTACTGCTATTGCTCAAAACTTGGAAACGATTGTTGAATCAATCCAAGATTTCTTCAAAAAAGTTGGAGAGTTTTTCAAAGTTCTTAATGATTATGTGATTCAACCTCTGTGGAATGCACTCAAGTGGGTTGCTGGTCCAGCAGTTTCACTTATTGCTGACATGATGGGTTACAAACCAGATCCAACACAACAAAGAAAGATTGAAGATGATCTTTCTTATATTGTAGATCAAATTCCAATTGTGAATGATTTGGTTAGAAGTGTTAAGAACATGTTGGGACAACCAACTGAACAACCATCTCCAACTGGTGATGGTCAAACCTATGCTCCTGGGTCATCTCCTGATGCCACTTATGATAGAAATTTAGCAAAACTTCTCAAAAGTTATGAAGGAGTCAGAACGGAAGCTTATAGAGATGCAAAAGGAATTCCCACTATTGGGATGGGTGCTACTTATTATCCTGAGGGTTTCAGACTCAAGGGAAGAGTTAAGATGGGTGATGTGATCACTGAAGAAGAGGCACTTCAGATCAAAGAATCACACATCAGAGAACACAGAGGGAGACTTACAAAACAGATTGGTCAAGACAATTACAACAAACTTCCCAATAATGTAAAGGCTGCTCTGGAATCAATTGTCTTTAATTATGGAAGTCTTGACAGCAAAACAAAGTCACTTGTAATGGAAGGAATCAAGAGTGGTAATTATGATAAGTTGGCCGATGACATTGAGAATCGTCTTGGAAGACACGATAAGGGAATCAATCAATGGAGAAGAAGTGATGAAGCAAACTTAATCAGAGGTGGAAAAAGTAAAAGAGCTGGAGTTGGATTTAGAAGATCATTTGTTCCACCATCACAGAGACAACCTGGAGTTCCTGGACAAAGTAAAGTTGAAACTGACATTTTAGAATT